AATAAATTGTTTAGTCCTGCTGATATTTGTTGTCCTTTTGTCGTATCTAAATTATCAAACACCTCGTCCTCGACAGAACAAGGCAGTGTTTTTACAGTTCCATCGTATAGTAAAAAACCTTTTGAGCTCATCCAATACGCAACACCATCAACCTCAACAGCTGCGTTACGACCAATAAGACCACAGTTTGTGCCTACCTGTTCTAGATTGAAATAAAAAGGTGATCCTATATATTTCATCGTATACAGAGCATTATCTGTAAATACCAAGATACTTTCTTTTGCTTTTAACGCCCCAACAATCTTTGTGCCGTCTTGTAATCTAAGTGTGCCGGCTGTGTTTGTTGATGTTGGTGTGTAAGTGTTTATATCCTCTTGCACAGAAAAACGTATAAACATGTCATCTTGTGTGCTAGCTGTGCCTATTGTTGTTTCTGTTCCAAAGTGTAATAAGTGACGAGCAGTAGGCGACACTAAAGTTAATCTTGATGCTGTAGGGTTATTGGTGGTTGCAAAACCACTTGTGCTTTTTGACGCTCTAACAGTTAGTCTGTCTGTCGCTGCAGCGTTCCATGTAAAAGTCTCACCGTTTGCAATGGTCGCTATCAGCACTTCACCAAAGTTATCTAGTGACCAAAGTCCTGGTTCTAGTGTTGTTTGATCCGCTGGCACTGCAACGCCCCAACCACTAAAGTCTGATGCGTTTGTAACTGTTGCACCATTAGAGTGTGATGCAGCAGTGGTGCCGTTTGCACCTCTTGATAGTCCTGTCAAGTCATTACTAGACTTACCAGAGTATGTTATCAACTCACTACCTATTTGTATTGTGCCAGAGCTTGGAAAAGCAGCTGCACTTGTAAGGGTTAGAGTTGTATCACTATCACTAAATGTGCCACCTTCGTTTATTGTAGATGTTGTAGCTCCAGCAACAGTTCCACCCCATTGTCCAACACCCCAACCGTATCCATATGTTTGTATCTGTGGTCCAACTTTTGTGTAAAATTCTACAGTCATAGAACCACCAGTTGATATACTTGCACTTGCAGCAGCGCTTGATGTGATTGTAAATGTTTTAGGACTAGGAACTGTGTTGACCATAAACTTTGCATCTTCAAAGTTTGATGCACTAAGCCCCGTTCCACTAGGCAAGGTTACTGAGTCAAGTAAAATTATATCACCAACCTCTAATGAATGATCTGATCCTGTAGTGATTGTCACTGCCGTTGATTCGTTTGTTGTTGCAAGTGTGCAACTTGTTTGTTGTCTTGCTGAATCAAATGGTGATATGTCAAACAACTGTCCCTCAAAGTATAATAGTAAAAACTTATCCGTGCCTAATGCAACGTATCTATTACCTGAGTTATCAATAAATGGGTGTTGGCTTCTAACTACGCCAACAATGCTTTTATCAACGAGAGATGACCAACCACCAACTTTTTCTGGTAAGCCATATCTAAAACGCACATTATCACTATCAATCCAACGGTTCTCTGCACCTTTGGTTGTATTCTGTTTATCTATTCCTGGTAAAATCTTAAAGTCAATAAGAGCCATATAAACCTCTTACGTTCCAGCAAAGTGCTTCTTGACCCAACCTTTTGTTGAATTTGCATATACAAGTGTATCTACAATAACTTGGTCACCGTTTACAGCTGTATACGCGTTAGTTGTGGTTACGTAACCTTTTTGTGTAATACCTGTAATCACGTTTGTGCCATCTACAATTACAAGCATCGTAGATCCAACAGGCATTGTTACACCTGTTCCTGAGCTTGTTTTAATTGTTATTGTATAGTGACTCGAGCTTCTAGTTGTGCCATCGATTACAAGATATGTCTTTTCGCAAGAGTCTGGAAATATCAATTGTCTGTTAGCTGATAGTGTGCCTGTAAGCTTTATGACTTTGTTACGACCATCTGATGCAGCTCCATCGCTGATAGCTGGTGTTTGGTTACCAGACGCTAAGCTTAGCTCAACATAGCCACCTACAGCTTGTTCTACTAGATCAAGGTTTGTATTAGTGACCGTGCCCCATAAACCGGCCTTTTCACCGGTTGTCATTTTTTCA